CGCTGAAAGTGCTCCACAGATGCGCGAACAGATCGGCCGTGTCAGCGTTTGCCCGCGTGGTTCCGCCGCTGGCGGCGTTGCCGATCGTGCCGTCGTCGACTTTCACCCAACCGGGGAGAGAAGTGCTCGCCCTCGAGCTGATGCGATAGTCACCCGTCTCCCAGCCCTGCGCCGTGTTGAGATATTCCACGCGCCAGGTGTCGGATGCCTGATCCCATACGACATCGAAGCGGGCACCGCCGGGGATCGTCTTCGACGCGCCATCCATGCCGCCCTCGATGCCGTCGCCAGCTGCCGGGGCCAGGACGATGCCGTACTGGCCGCCCGAGGTCAGGCCAAGGCCGCCGACCCTGAATCCATGCCCGACGCCGGTCGCATTGCTGGCCGGCAGTGTCAGGGTCCGGGCGACAGCAGCATTGTCGAACGTGAAGATGCCGGGAATGTCGGCAGCGGCAATCGTCTTGTTCGCGGCACCGATGGCCGTCCACGGCCTGCGGGCGTCGGGGAAATAAGCGTCCTTCACGACATCGTAGACGCCGATGCGGGTGTTCGTGGCGGCTCCGGTGGCCAGCCGGTCGATCCACGAGACGGCAAGACCAGCGGCATGGTCCCACCAGCGCGCGCCGGTGCGAACCCACCACGGGCGGGCTGCTGCCAGGTTGCCTGCCAGCAGTCCACCGAGGGCATCGGCACTGGCGATCGAGAAGATGTAGTAGACGTCGGAGGCCTGCCAATCGATCGCCGCACCCGCGTTGCTGCTCTTCCTGACCGTGCGGGTGAGCGTGCGTGGTGGTCCGATGGTGAGCGTCCCGGTGCAGAACTCCCACCTGGTCTTGGCGAGGTTCGAAACGAAGTAGGCAACCGTGTCGCCGTTGGCAAAATCCTGCGCAAAAGTGCGCGAGTAGCCCACGGCGCCGACAAGCGTGTAGCTGCCGGTCCCCGTGGTCGACGAGGACTCCATGACTGAATCGGCAAACATCGGTGCCTCAGAGTTTTTCGAGGAGGGTGAAGGTAAAGCCCCACATCATCCGGCCATTCAGGAACAGCGGCCGTGGGGTGAAGTCGTGGCTGCCGGTGAGCAGGAGCCCCTGCATCGACCAGGTATGGAAGCGGGCAAGCTCCCCGGGGTCGAGGCAGCAGATCAGGTCGCCCGCCAGACCATTCAGCCGGGCGAACTGCATCGCGCCATCATGGGCCTCGTCCTGATCCATCGAACCGAAAGGCAATACGAAGCGCCGCTTCCGGTAAGGTCGGGGATCGGTGAAGGTTTGCCCGTAGGGCGTCGGCTCCTGGACATCGTCCGGCATCCACCCGACCGCGCCGCTAAAGTCGCAGTTGAGTGAGGGCTGGAAGGCGACACCCAGCACCAGTCGCCCGGCCTCGATATAGTTTGTCATCGGCGCAGGGTCGGCGAACTCGATGCGCCACCAGCGATGGTCGCCGCTGGAAGTCCAGCGCACCAGGGCAAGATAGTGCGCCCAGGCCGCGTCGACCGGCTTTACGCCGCCCGCCCAGACGCTCTGCCAGCCGGTGTCCGATGCCGCCGTGCCCCCGACGTCGGCCAGGGCCGCGTATCCCCTCACCCGCCACAGACCGGCTCCGCTCAGATTATGGCCGACGATAGCCGCCGCATTGCAGCCCAGCCCCGACGCCAGGGTGATGTCGATGGATTGCCCGGTAGTCGAGGTCGAGCGCCACTTCTTGCTGGGCTCCGGGCTCTGCAGATTGGACACCGGCAGCGTCGTCACCGCGCTGCTGGCCACCAGTGTGGCGAGGTCACTGTCGCGCGGCGACAGCAGCAGGACGCGCTCGGCCCTGCCGGCGGACATGGCATAGGGCGCCACGGCGATCGCCAGCGCGCCGTGGGGATACGGGAATGTCATGGGCCGCCTTAGTCTTCGGAAGGCTCCAGTGCGGGCGGAAAGGATGGATCGGCGCTATCCAGACGAGGGAGCGCCGCCAGGAATTCGGCGTGCATCGCATAGGCCGGATGATCCAGCACGCCGGCCGGCAGGATGAACACACCACCCTGCCGTTCGATGGGTTCCAGCGCATACGGCGGCGACGCCGGACCGCGCACATGGGCCGCCTCCTCGTTGGTGAGGACGATGAACACCGACATCAGACGTTTGCTCCCACGGCAGTGGCCCACGCCTGCACGGCGTTGTACTGCGCCAGCTCCTGCGCCGCGCTGAGGGTGGCGCCCACGGTCATGAAGCCGATCGACGTGGCGCGAGGCGACGTAAAGACACCTGCGTTGTTGTATCCGCCGACAAGGATCGGGACGATGGGCAGGCTTGCCGAGCCGAACGCCGTCGGAGCGACGGCCTGCACCATGGCAACCCCGTTCTTGTAGGCGTAGCTGTTGGCACCGGACGCCGCATCGCGCGAGCCGGCCGTGTAGCCCGCGCTGGTCGCCGCAGGAAGCGTGTAGGTCCCGGAAGAGGAGTTGACGTCGAGATAGGCCACGCTGGCGTTGCGCGGACGCACACGAAGCGTTCTGTTCGAGCTCGAACTGGCTCCCGCCGCATAGAGGTTGCCCGACAGATTCTCGCGCAGATAGATCGCGAGACGAGTATTTTGCGTGGTTGCGGCTACCGAGTGCGTCGCGGGAATGAATCCGGTGTTGAGATATCTGGAGGTGCCGTCGGTCGCAAAATGCCGGCGTGCCGTGAATACCGGTGCGTTGACCAGTGTCACGGTGCGCCGCTGCTTGAGCGACACGGTCGCCTGGATCAGGTTCTCGCCCCAGAACGGCCAGTAGTCGTCGGTCAGCGCCCAGGCACCGCCTGCCTTCTCATCCACCACGAAGCGCGACGCGATGGACAGGATGGCAACGGAGACGCTGCCGCCGGCGGCGATGATGGTGTCTCGCCACGACAGTACGTCCGCATCCACCTGCCCCATGACGCCGAGGCGGCGGGCAATCGAACTCATACTGGACCCTCGCCTAGTAGTTCTGCGCGACGATCGACATCAGCCACGTCGTACCACCGTCGAAGGTCACGAAATTGAGCAGGTCGCGGGTGCCGTTGGTGCTGGATGGGGTGTAGGTGCCGTTCAAGGCGGTGACGCTGCCCGGCATGGTCACGGTGCGGGCAGTGCCGTCGGCGGTAAATTCCACCGTGAAGCCCGAGGCGAAGCCTGGCAGCGCGTTGGCGATGGTGATGGTCGTCACGTTGGCGTTGAGTGCAACTTTGTGGATGGTGCCCAGAAGCAGGTCTAGAGTCAGGGCGCCTGCGGAGATGGTCGGCGCGGCGACCGCTTCGAGAGAACCCAGGAGGGTGAGCACGGCTGCCGGCGCCACGAGCGAGATCGTCTTGGTGCCAGCCGAGAAGGACACGGCGGCACCGGTGCTGGATTTGAGGGGGGCGGCGCGCGTGATGCTACCGGCGCCGGCGCTGGCGTAGGTGCAGAGCGCGATCTCCCATTCGGCAGCCGTCGAATGCTCGATCAGGCCCCAGAAGGTATCGCCGTTGGCGAAGCCGGCGCCGGACAGGGACAACATCTTCGATGTGGCCCCCGCGAGCGTGAGTGCGCCCGTTCCGGTGCTGGTCGTCGTCTCCTGCACGCGGTCGAGTATCCTGTGCGCCATCCGCTATCCCCATAGATCGAGCGCGACAGACTTCGACGAGGCGAAGCTCATGCCGACACAAATGAACTTGCGTGCGCCGGCCCAGCCGTAGCGCGTAAAGCCGTAGATCTGGATCACCTTGCCCAGCAGGTTGGCGAAGGGATCGCAGGGCACCGTGACCCGCCACCGCTCGCGCCGGATTCCCATCACCCGCTGCTGCCGCACGGCCTCGGCATGTGCTGACGCCTCCAGCGAGAAGCCGCCGCTCACATAGACCGCGGCCGCCGTGGGCCAGAGGCTGGCCTGGAAGCCGTCGGACGAGCTGGCAAAGCGTTCGGTGCCCCGATAGAGGAGCGCGGCTGCCGCATCGACCGAGCCTGCCAGCCGGCTGGGGTCCTGCGGCGTGTAATTGCGCTGCCAACCAACATAGGTCGCCCGACGGGGCGCCTGGTAGGTCTGCATCATCTGCGGCTCGGAGGAGCCGAAGTCCTGCGGGTAGTCGATGGTCAGCACCGGCGACCGCGTCGGCTCTTCCAGGAAGCCCAGGGCGAGCAGGCCGTTTGCCCGTACAGCCCACCACCCCAGGCATCCGGCCATGACCTCGGTCAGGGCCTCGGCCTTGGTGATCGCGTCCTTGAAGTAAAAGCCCACCGTGCCGGGCTGTTCCTGTTCCATATAGTTCAGGGCCGCGAAGTCGATCTGGGCATCGGAGAACGTGATCGTGCCGCGACCGGTGGCGATGCGTCGGGCGACCTGGCCGCGCGTAAAAGGATAGGTCTGGCCGTTGATGGTGTCGTTGTCGCCGTGGAGGTCGACGGTCAGCGTATAAACCACCGCCGAGCCCAGCCGGATCAGGCCCAGAGCAAGGCAGCTGGCATACTTCGAGGCGGGCACGCTCGCCGCCGCCAGCGCCGTCCAGTCCGCATAGTCGGCATCGAAGGCAAGAGGCACGCCGCCATCCCGCACGGCGTCCACCGCCAGGATCGAACTGCAGGACAGCTGGAAGATCAGCAGCGCGGCACTGACCTGCGTCGGCTCGCAGTTGTAGACCGGGCCCACCGCATAGGGCTTCATCTGCCCGGCAATGGAAGCATCGCCATCGGCGCCGCCGGTGCCGCCGTAGCGCAGGCCGTGCAGCTCAGCCGCGGCCAGTTGCCAGCCGAGGTCGCGCAGCCTGATCTCCTTGCGACGCTGGTCATAGAGCAGGCCGTTGGTCGTCAGCCGGCCCACCACCTCGAAGGTCGAGAACGCCGCCAGCGGGTTGCCGCGCAGGATATCGAGGCTGGCGCCGTCCCAGGCGAGCTGGGTCAACCCGTCCAGCTCGCCATCCGGGTCGATCAGGGTGATCGCGCCGACGCCGCCCTTGCCGCTGGGCGAGGGTTCTATGCCGTCGAACAGGCTGATGCCGTAGTTGATGGGGCCGTTCAGCTTGCCGGGGACGTAGGTATTGGCCGGCGTATCGTCCGGCGCCGTCGATCGGCCGAGCGAGGCCGCCGGATAGATCGCGACGCGGGCTCCGGGCCACTCGACCTGAAACGGCGTTGGCCAATCGATCATGCCCGAGGGATAGGGACCGCCGCCGGACAGCACGATATTGGTGCCGGGATCGGCTGGCGCGGCTCGCAGCAGGTAGGACAGCCCACGCGCCGACTGCAGGTCGACGGCATCGGCGCCGACATCGACCGGGAACTGCGCCAGCGCGGGATAGTCGACCGTGCCCGATGGACCGGGGAAGCCCGTCAGGTAGATCGTGCTGGCCATGTGGCCGTCCCTCTCAGCCGTTCACCGCGCGGCGCAGCAGCAAGTCGTTGGTCTCGGAGAGCTTCGCCATCAGGGCCGCAATCTGCCGGCTCTGCTCGGAGACGACGGACTGAAGCTGGGCCGCCTGGGCGACGGCCGCCTGCGGGGCGCCGTTGTTATCGTTCGGCGCCGAGCTGGTCGTGCTGCCGCCGCCGGTGATCTGCAACTGGATGGTGAGCAGGTCATCGAGAATTTGCTGTTTGAGGGCCTCGTAGTCCGGGCCGCTCGCATAGTAGGACTGGGCCGCCTGCGCGAAGGTCGTGCCTTCGGCCGCTACGCGCGCGATGGCGCTGCTGTCGCCCGAACGGGCCTGCGCGACGGTGGCCTGGTAGGCCGCCCTCATGCCCGTCAGCATGGTGGTGGGCGAGAGGTTGGCGAGGTCGCCCAGGCTGAGACGCCGGATCGCGTCCTCCAGCTGCGAGATCGCACCGCCGTAAAGTTGCTCTTTGAGCGCGGCTTCGCGGCGCAGCAGGGCCTCGGCGATACGGGCCTGGTCGACGATCACGTCGGTGTGCTGCTTGATGTAATCGATATTCGCCAGGATCGACTGCTTCTCGTCTTCCCAGGCGCGCAGACCGGCCGCGACCGGATCGATCAGGTTGTCGACATAGTCCTCGCCGAGGCGTTCGGTGGCCTTCTTCTGCTCGGCCTCGATCGGCGCCAGGGCGAGCCCGAGCCTGGTCGCCTTGTCGGTCATGTCGCCGAACTGCTTCTCGAGCTCGCGGAACTGCGTCCGAACAGTCAGCGCGCCCTTGCCGAGCCGCTCATAGACGTCATCGACGAAGACGATGCTTTCGGCGGTCTCCTTGATGCCCATGGAAGCGGCGCGCATCGCCTCGAGCGCGGTCTTCATCGTCGACGAGATCTCGCCGACGGCGCCGGACAGGATGGACCGGATCGCCACCTGAGCTGCGCCGGTGTCCATCATGTCGTCCATGTTCATGCGCCAGGCTTCCTGGTTCCCCGTCTCCGGGTCGACGAGGTGCGTGGCGTTGCTGGTATAGCTCCAGTCCTTGCCCTGGGCGGTCCATGACGAGGCGTTGAGCCCCCAGACCTTCGACGGGTCCTTCACCCCGCCCAGGATGCCCAAGACCGAATCGATGCCGCCCGACAGGCCGCGCAGCGCGCTCTCCGACTGGCCGCTATTGGCGTTCGGGCCATATGCACCGCCGGTCGTGTACCAGTTGCCGTTGCCGTAGTGCAGTGAGGCGTTCGTCGAACTGTGCGTCCGGGTGTCGGACTCGCCGAAGATGGCGGGTGCGAACTGAGACAGCAGCGATATCGCCATGCCGACCGGCTGCAGGCCGGGCACCAGGGACACGGCGCCGCCGACCATGCTGCCGATGCCGGCGATGGTCTGGCCGGTGCTCCTGGAGTTCGCCAGCTGATAAGCGCCCATGCCGATACCAGCGGCGGCACCGATACCCTGCAGAGGCGTGATGCTCCAGGTCGACGGGTTCCACATGCTCGGCGATAGCGTTGGAACGCCCTGCATCGCCGACGGCGATATCCCGGCATAGGGCCCGGTGAAGGGCGTGTTGAGCCAGTCACCGATGCCGCCCAAGCCAAGGCCGCTAAAGAAGCTGCCACCACCGGTGCTGCCGGCCGAAGGCATGTCAATGCCCCCGCCTCCGACGCTCCCGCTCCCACTCCCACTCCCAGTCACCGACGAACCGAAGCCCATTTGCTGGGCCAGTGTCGGCGAGACCACGCCGAGGCTGCCCAGGCCCTGGACCACGACGCTCATTACTGGCCGGATCGTCGCCAGCGCCAAAAACTCGGCCACCATGCGCCGGATCGTCGTCTTGAAGATATCGCCCAGGGCCTGGAACGAGACCTGCCCGCTTTGCAGGATGCGGTCCCAGGCGTCGGCGCCGGCCGTCTGGATGTTGCGGAACGCCTGCTTTAGCGGCTCGGTCCAGAGTTCGTTGGCGCGCTTCAGCTCCTCGGCCTGGCCTTTCAGCCTCTCGTTCTGGGCAATCGCTTCCCCGCGCGCTGCGATGGCTGCCCGTTCCACCTCGGTCGTACCGGCGACGCCCTTCAGCTCGAGTTCCTGCTTGAGCCTGATCTGGGCGATCACGACGGCGCGCGTCTCGGACGACTGATCAATCAGACGGTTCTCGGCCGCCAGAAGCTCGTTGGCCTTCTGCAGGGTCGAGGTCTCGATGTTGAAGTCTTTCAGGTTTTTAGCGCGCTCGGTGGCGCGTTGCTGATCTTCTATCCTCTTCGTCAGCTCCTCGACCGAGAGACCCGCCTTGTGCGCCGAACTGGCGTAGGCGTCCTGGACCTCCTTGACCGCCTTGAAGCGGAGCTCGAGGTCGGCAACGGCCCGGCTACCCTGGGCCGAGACGTCGGCGAGCGCCTGGGCCGTCTGCATCGCGAGTTCAGTCTGACGTTTCAGCTTGTCGACGGAATCTTCGGAGCTGCCGCCGCCGGGTTTGAACGGAGGATTGAAGATGCCCGGCCGGGGCCCGTCCTGCGCCGGCAGGCCATCGTTGACGACCGCCCAGGCCACGCCGCTGGAAGCCTTGCCGAATGGACTGCGCTGGCGCGCGTAGTAGGCCTGCGTGTCGGCGCGCGCCGTCTCGGCCGCCTGCGTGATGCCGCCAACAAAATCGTTGACGCTGGCACCGCCACCCGGGATCCGGCCGAGGGCGATCGCATCACCCAGGCCGAACGTAGAGAACTCTTTCAGCTTGTTCAGCACCTGCTCGGCGCCGGCGAGCACGCGGTTGAAGGCGTCGATCCAGAGC